TATTTATTCGCTGGCTTGGTTTCATAATCTAGCTTGATTGGTTGATCAGTACGTTTAGCCAGTGCCCCGCCTTGAATATCCATGTAGGCAGCATAATCATTTGCTATACCTGCTGCTGCTTGAGCTTTATCGATAATTTCATCATCTCCTTTAATAATCCATCATACCGGCCAACTTGTCCTTGTATTTGCTATTCATTCGAGCTCCTTGATTTCAAATTCGATGCGTGGGTTAGGACTGTACTTCTTACGAGCTCTTAAATCGCAGACAATACTGTCATCCGTCCATACGATACCCTTCTTATCAACCTTGTTGTAACCAGCCTTTGAAATGCTGTCAAAGAGTGCTTTGACCAAATTGTCAATATCAGGCTTTCTGAAATGCCAAAGCGCTTCAGCCATGAATTCCTTGAATGCGTCCCACGTTTTAGCTCTAGCCTTTGGCGTGGGCTTTTTCGATACATTAAGCGGTGCCTTCATGTAGAAAACGACATCGACTGAAATAGGACCGTCATAGAACTCTCCGCTATATTCCTGCTCGATAAGTTGCGAACATTGACGACGCCAAGCCTTCATTTTGGGGTCTTCATAAGTTCCGAATTTGCTAAATCGTGGCCTTGTTTGAGGTTTAGGCTCGATGTTTAAAATCATCTTCATGTCTTCACCTTAGAATGGCAACATGTCATCACTGATATCCATAGGGTTCCCCTGCATTGAGTTGCCACGCCCAAAGTTTGGCGTTTGCTGGTTATATCCATTGTCAACGTTTCCGCCTTTCGAGCTATTTCCATTTTGGAAAGAGTTCCCTTGGTTCTGCTGATTGCCTTCACGCGCTGCACGACTTTCTAGCATTTGGAAGTTCTCAGCGACTACCTCAGTGGCATACACTCGTTGACCTTGCTGATTCTCGTAGCTACGGGTTTGAATGCGTCCAGTAATTCCAATCAACGCCCCTTTTTTAGCCCAGTTAGCCAAATTCTCAGCTTGCTGACGCCAGATAACGCAGTTAATAAAGTCTGCTTCACGTTCGCCGTTAGCGTCCTTAAAGTTGCGGTTAACAGCAAGGCTGAAAGATGCTACTGCGATATTATTGCCAGTGTATTTTAGTTCGGGGTCACGGGTTAGGCGACCAACAAGACAAACTGAATTAATCATGTTCTATCCTTTCGTTTACTCTTGAACGTTTAAGAAATCATTCAACGTTAAGATCGTGTGCAATTTCTTTTGAGCTTTGCAATAATCACAATGCCCACACTTTTTAGGCTCTTCGTTCCCGAGTGATACTTGGTAGACTCTCGGAGCGTGCTCTGTGATGTAATTCAGCCCCTCTGTGAGCCATTCTTCAGTAAGCTCGATAATTTCCTTATCTGGTTGTTTTTCCTTCGACACGGCCACGATAAAAGGTTTAAATGTCGGGTAATCCATTTGTCGTAGGAGCTCTAAATAAGTTCCTAGCTGGACATGGTATTGAAACCCTAGAATGTTATTAACCGCCGTTGGTACTTTTGTACGCAATTCCTCTGACCATTCCTTAGTCCAGATGGATTTCATGGTTTTCAAATCGACCACATAGCCTTTTGAAAAGTTGATACTATCCAATTTCCCTTTGAACGGTACGCCGGCGATGATTCCAGTGACAATCTTTTCTTTTTCGACTTTATCGCCTTTTTTCCCGTGGTAAAGGTTATTGAAAAGTGTGTCATCCTTGAGCGTGTCGATAACTTTCTCAGCCAATTTAAAATCTGTTAACAATCCATAAGGTTTGCGGCTTGAGAACAAAGCCTTTTTGTTATCCTCTTTAAATTTCTCATGAGCTTCTTCGCTCTCGAAGTAGCTATGGACATAGTTTCCGAAAAGTAACGGTTTTTGATCTCGTTCGTCTTCCCAGATTCCATCATCAATAGCTTTAGCTCTAGCCTCGCATTTCATATATTCCTTGAAACGACTTACAGACATATAGGTTTTGTCGGAATAATAATTATCATCCGTCAAGATTGTTAGTTCAGTCATTTTCTACCTCTTTGATTTTGGTTGAATCCCCTTCGAACAAGCTGACTTCTTCGATGATTTCACCAGTTTCAGAATCTACACTTTTTTCTGTTTCAGATTCAGCTTCATCGCTCATGAGGTCGCCTAAAAGTGTTTGGGTGTCCTCGTTTTTTGGTGTAACATCGATAGGGTCAGATTTAACTTCCTCAGTTTGATTGTCTGAGATAAGCCCTTCTTGCATTTCAGTTGATAGGGGGGCGTACTTGCTCAAAATGCTCTTGAGCACGGTTTTTTGAGCCATTGCATCAAAATCAGTAGACCAAGGCCCTCTTGAATAGGTTTTAGAAAAGCGTTTCCCGTGCGATTCAGCTTGTTCTTTCGTCCAGAACGTCAATTTTTTAAACCCGTTTACAAGTTCGAAGGTTGCAAAGTAGCCATATACCTCGTCTTCCGGTTGAGTGAAGTCGATATCAAGCGTCTCAAATAATGGGTCATAAGACTTAAATTGTGCTTTGTAGACCTTGCCAGAATTGATGGCCTTAAACTGACCAGAGCGAATAGCTAGCTGGATAAGTCCTTTGTAACCCAATTGAAATTGTGCATCTTGTTTGTAAGGCACAATATAAGCAAAGCCCAAACTTGGCTCGATAGGCAGGTTTAATACCGCTGCTTTCATCGCTGCTGTCATAATCGAAGTATTACTTGCTCGTGCCAGCAAATTGTTGTTGTTTACAATTGACAACAGACTAGCTGTAAATTGTCGTTCATTTCCATTCAACACCTCTTGAAATTTCTGTTTTACCGCTGGTGTGTTGAAAAAATCTTTATGCGCTAGTTGATTACTCATGTTTTTCTCCTTATATACCCCTATTTCTCAAATTAAGGGGTCTCTTATCGTTTTTAGGTGGTAGATAGATAATTTATACCACTCACACTTTTAAATTGATTACAGACGATTTTAGGCGGTGGTTTCTGATTTTTGGTATTCTTCGTAAAAATCAAAGCCCTGCTCTTTAAGTCTGCTGAGCTTGCGTGCCATAATTTTTTTTAAAAGCTCAACGATATCTTCTTTATCGTCCGCACCCAGTCTGACCGATGACGAGGTGTCTATCCCGTCAATACTTTCGTAAACTTTGACCTCGATATAGTTCTTCCCTTCGGCTGAACTTAGCACTCTTACAAGGTCACTTAAAACTCTCGACTCGTCCCAGACTTTTTCAAATTCTTTGAATGTTATCATTGTTCGCCCCTTTAAATACCATTATCGATTGATATCCTAAAGCCATATATTCGTTCAACTTTTCGATGAACGAATATAAATCCAAATCGTCAATCATTTTCTGCTTGTGTTCTTCCGAGAATACCAAGCCGTGGATGGCTTCATAATCTCGGAATAGTTTTAATTTCTCTTCTAACTCAGTCATAGCATCACCCTTTTATCTTGCTTATTGCGGAACTTGTATACATGCTCATTAGTCGAGCCATATCCAGTTCCTTTGAAAATGCGTGAATAGATACGCTTGCCATAAGTGCCTTTGATGTCCTCAGGGGCTAGGTTGGTAGTGATGATGGTCTTGGTACGCTTGTTCAAAATGCTGTACAAGATACCGCTAGACCACTCTGTCACTTTCTCAGTGCCCACGTCATCAAGCACTAGCCATTCAGCTTCAGATATCCGCTTGATGTATTCAGATTCAAGGCTGAAATCCTCTTTGATTTTAGCCAATAGGTCTACTACGTTGATGAATAGCCCTATTTTCTTGGTGTGATCAGATAGAGCCTTCAATGCTGCATAAGCTAGATGGCTTTTACCAACTCCAGTATCTCCAATCAAGACAATGTTGTAGTCCTGACCGTCTAAGTAGCCCTTTAATTGGCTTCTAACGGCTTCCAAATCCTCTTTCTGCTCTCTGGTAAGAGCTTTGAAGTTTTGAAAAGTAGCACTAGCTAGGTCATCATCCAGTAAGCTGAAATCTTTGAGAAAATACAAGCGTTTCTGTTCTTGTTCTCGCTCATACTGTTCTTGTGCTTTCATCTCATTCTGTTTGCCCTGTTCTTCAAGATGGCATTTAGGGCAAGTCTCGTATGGTTTGCTAGAAATATCTGGAATATACATGCTGACATATCGGCAATTGTGCTTGTCACACATTTTGTCTAATGGTTTCATGTATTTTCGTCTCATATTTCCAACTTGTGCATCTAAACTCAATACTTGCTCCCTCTAGGTCCAAATTTAGGCTTATCACTGTTTGGCTTTTTGGATTCAAATTTATCTTGTTCTTCTCGTTGCTGAGCTACGGTCTTAATTCCATTCTGTGCCCAAGATTTCAAGATAGAGTTGACATAACCAAAAGAGCGTTTGGAATTATCAGCCGCTTTATCAATGGCTATCTTGATTAATTCTGGTTCTAATCCATCAAAGGTTCTATATTCCTCGAGTTTCTGTAATTGATAGCCATCCAATAGACCGATTCTATTTTGATAGTAATCAAAGATATTAATTTCTGAATTATTAGCAGCAGAAGCAGAGATTTGACTATTTTCTGGTGTTTCATCCTCTCTACTGTTAAATTTACTTAAATTATATTTACTTTCATTATCTTTACTTATATTGGGTAAACCAGCGGTTGCCGTTTGGTTTACCAGTGGTTTACCAGCGGTTTCATCGGTGTTTTCTTCTAGCAATTCCTTGTAAACGCTAGGTACATATCTGTCTTTCCTAACGGTGTTCTGCTCATGGAAATCGACCACGAAGTAAACCATTTCATCATTAAGAGGTTTTACAAATTGCTTGATAACTAGAAGCCCTAGATTATCTTCGTTAGCCCCTATCATTCTGAGAATAGGGAACGCTTCCACTACTCCATCATCGTCGCAATTTTGAATAAGGTGAAAATAAAGAGCTTGTGTTTCTAGGGGTAAACGTAAGAATCGATGGGTCTGAGTAACAGTTTTACTTATCATTCTACGGTTTCCCATTTTTTGCCTCCTGTGTAATAGTATTTCTGATTATCTGCCATATTTAATGACTACCCTCCCACCACAGCTGTCTTGTTACTTCGCCAATAATTCCATAAGTGTTTTAAAGCCGTCTTCCATGGTTGGTTCACGCTCTGTACGTTCGAAGTCCGAGCCGTCAAGTTTGCTTACGTTGTATTCGGCTTCTACGATAATCACTTCGCAGCCAAACGCTTCAGCAAGCTTGTCGAGCTCGTCTTTTTGTTTTTCGTAAAACTCAATCGGTAACTGTAGTGCTTTCCAAATACGGTTGTCAAAAACTGCTTCAAACACTAGGCTTCCTTTGTCCTTGTAACTTTTAAGAAATCCATCTTTTTTAGCGCTGTAAAATACGACTTGTTTTTCTGTTTGTTTCATGATATATTCTCCTTGTAATTATTATTTTCTGCACAGGCCCTTATCTGTGCTTTTTAGTGCTCTCAACGTGCACCCATCGCCCTACCGCTTCATATTTTTTAAAGATAAGTGTGTGTAAAAGTAGATTATAATTTGGGGTATTAAAGTATATGCTACACTCCACGGAAGGGCTATGGCTACACGCTGAGAGATGTTAGTGATCTAATTATTGCTAAGGTACTTAGCAGCCAGATACCGCTCACGTCTTTGACGTGCTTCATATTTCTGGTCATTAATCTCTCGTGGTGTCCATACTGGTTCGAAGGAGTATTCTTCTTGTTGTTTCTTACTCCAAATCCAGTTAAATAGTTTTGATGGTTTCATAGTATCTTCCTTTCTGATTAGCTACAGCTATCGTTTCGTTGTTCGCTTTAATCTATCCCATATTTTTGAAATATTTTTACGTCCCCAAGCGCGAACGAAAGGGGCAATCTCAAACAGGAAATGATTGAGCCAAATTGCGAATAAGAGCGAACCTATTATTGTTGCCATAGCCAGCAACACCCCGAATTCTTCCATTGTTACTTTCCTTTCTATTCCCTAACCGCGCTAGAGAACTAGTGAGGAATTTTTTCATAGATTTTTTAATATATAAGGAGACAGTCATGAATATCGAATCGTTATTTAACGGTAGTTTTAATAAGTTCTGTTTTCTCGCTAGCTCACTGATGCGGCTAGGGTTATGTTCTAGGCAATATCTTGCCAGTCGCTGTTAAGCCAATTTCTTACTGCTTCACTTCTGTCCTCATCCAATTTTGGTGATACCACTCAATCACAGCATCTCGTGGATACTTTTCACGCGCTCCTTTAATACGAGGAAAGTCCTTTTTACTATTGAAACGCATATCAAAGGTTGTGGTGTCTGTAGTCCCCAGCAACATCAACGAACACTGTTTTTTATTGAGTTCCATTGGAAATCTGTGCTTTTCGTCATTGATAGTAGCCATGACCTTTATAGCTCTTTCTCTCAGCCCCATTTCGAACTGGTCGAGTAGTTGAATCATTAAATCGTTCATGATAAAATATCCTTGTAATGTTTTGATTTGCCACTGTTCCCGCAGTGGCTTTTTGCTAATTCATTTTGATAACCAAATGAACAACCATGTGATTACAGCGCCGATTATCGATAGTGCAAGGTCTTCGTTATCCAGCATAGCGAGGGCTTTTTTTAGTTTTCTCATTTCTGTCCTTTCTAAATTTGATATAATGTAATCAAAAAACGAGGTTTTTATTATGAAGTTTGATCCAGAAATTGCTCCTGGAGTATCTGTACCAGTTAGAAATGGAATGTCATCTGATG